TAAGTGCTGCACCTCAATAGCTGTAAGGTCGCCGTGATAGAAGCCCTTGGCTGAACAGTCTAGCTTGTAGCAGTTATACTTGATCTCACCCATCTCTTTGGTGATCGTGAAGGTGTTCTTAGCAAAGCAAGATGGACAGTTCATGCGGCGGCTCTCGCCATCCTTGATCTCTACTGTCTCTACATATCTACGAATGCTCATCTTCATTACCTCTTGCTGATAGTGCCTTAGACGCACCACTGAATGTGTTGACCATGTATGGGGCTAGTGATGTCGGACTAGCATGTCCCGTCACCTGCATAATACCAACCAAGTCTACACCTGCTTCCATCATTTCTGTCACTGCTGTGCGTCTCAAATCCATAGCTGTAAGTTCACGTGATAGATTAGCTTCGTCCAATACTACATTGATATTGTTAGATATTTCATTAATCAGGTAAGGTCTGATCAAGCCCTTGTTGATAGAAATCTTAGGCGCAACAAAATCCTGGAACCCGAACTCCTCTTTTTGTGTGCGTAACATTTGGCATAGGTTCTGACTGATAGGTAGATGCACATCAGCACCTCGCTTAGATTGTGTCAAGTCCATGCGGCACTGATCAAGGTCTAGGCTTTCCCACTTCAGCATCCTCATATCACCTACTCGCTGGCCCCAGTCATATGACATATGAACCAGCAACCCTAAGCTTCGATACTCCCACTTGCTATATGCAACGGTCAGGAAAGCTTTGATGTCTGACCTTTCCCACTTAACCTTGCGTGGCTTAGTGGCGATAGTCTTGATCACAGCTACAGGGTTGTGGATCATAATGTCTTTAGTCATGCCATAGCGCCAAGCTACTGACAGTGCTGACTTTGTGTAGTTGGCTTGGCGTATACCATAGGATGCTACCCACTTCTCGTAGGCTGTAGCTAACATCCCAGCGGTCAGGTCACAGATACGGATGTTAGCAAGCTTAGTCTTGTGCTTGACTGTTGTCTGCATAGCCTTAGTCAGGCATCGCTCATACTCTAGCTGTGTCTTGCCTGTGACCCGCAGGTAAGCAGGGCTGGCATAGTAAAACTCAATTAGCTTTTCTATCTTTGCTGTGCTTTTGGGTATCTTCATCTGTCTCCCTCTCCTTCTTTGGCGTCACTGGTAGCCTACCAACCCAAGATGTTACGTCATCAATGGGATCGTCGCTTCTTTGATTGTTCATACTCCAGTTCCTTCTTAGCAAAAGCAATAGATTTACATAGACCTACAAGATAAAACACGCAGATAGCGGCTGGCAAGATTACCATAGTGCTGCCCCCTCTTGCAAGTGTTCTAGCTCTGACAGTTGATCTGACAGAATGTCGATGCTGGCGTCAGTATCTGTATCCCACTCCATATTCTCTACTGTCTTCATCAGGTCTCTGTCAAATGATCCTACAGGGACGTTGCTGGTTCTGTTTCGGCTCATAGTCTTACGCCTCCTCTTGTAGTGTGTATCGCACATAGCGCTGGCCTGTGACGGGGTGACGTTTAAGCGTAGACAGGATGTTATAGCCCAGCGCACGAAGTTCATGAATACGCTTGGTAAGGCTGCTAATGCTGTATTCAATCATCGCCTCTCTCACCGTAATACCTTTACATGTGCGGAGGTGCTGGAGGATCTTCTTGTGTTGTGTTTTAGTTTGCATTGTGCATCTCCATTGTTTTGTTTGCTTCATATACCGCAATGGCAAAGCCACGGGGTGTTGCTGATCGTATGTCTTTGGTGCGCTGGCTCTTACCGCCCAGCTTCATCATCGCTGTGCTGTAACCATTACCGTGATAGGCCTCTGGGTCAACACTAATCTTGTATGGCATCACAAAGCCGCCGCCTGTCCAGAGACATGTGTGCTTCTTATATGCATCCTTGGCTGCGATGTATTCGGGCCAACGTGGATGCTCTGCCTGATCGTCAGGAATGTAACCGCCATACTGATAAGGGTGAAACTTATGGTCAGGCTTGCGCCACTTGGTAGCCAAGACAGACACAGGGTTTTCTATGAAGTATGGCACACCCAAATCCTCAAAGAAAACCGAACAGCACACAGCGTAGTTAACAGCCTTGATCTGAAAGTCTGGGTCAGCCTCTGCTTTCTTCTTAAACCATGCAGCACCAGACACAGCCATGTCAGTGCATACTGGGAATGCCATGCCGAAGACAACAAGATCCCCATTGTCTCCAAACTCTGCAAGCAAAGCCTTGAACGTAGACACCTTGTGCAGGTCAGCGTGGCGGTATGCTATAGAGCCACCACCCGCAAAGAACTGCGTGTTCTCAAAGGTTGCCTCTGTTCCTGTGTGCTGGATGTCGAAGGCGTAGCAGGTATAACCTGCCTCTGCCCAAGGCTTGAGCGCCTCGCCTGTGAAGTCATATAAGCTTAACACGATACCCTTGGTCATAACGCCATCCCTTCGCTGTAATATTCAATAAAGGGGCTATAGATTTGAACACCACAGCCAGTTTCATCACACCACAAAACCAGCAAACCACTGGATGCAGCAACATACATTATAAGGCCAATCAAGGCTAGTTTTGTTGGGGTATTCATATCTCTCTATCTCCTCTGTTTAGTGGCTGCTTGCTTCTGATACACTGCAAGCCGTGGCAACTTGTGTTGCTGTTGCACTTAGCATTGATGTGCCACACAGGCACAGGCCATTGTATTTACATTTATCCAGTAAGGTAAGCATGTAATAGCGTGACACAAACCAAGGCCTGTCATCTGCCATCACATAAAATTCAATCATAGGCTCTGGCTCTTTGTGTCGGAGGCAATCATTTAAGCCAAACTTATCGCCCTGCCTGATCTGCTTTGCATACAGGTGGTCGCCTTCATTGTTTAGTCCTAGGTCAATCATAGTTCCACCTCTTTTATATCTGTCTCACTGTCGCAATCCATACAATAGGCTTGGTCGTATGTGCTTTGTAGTTCCCACCGCTGGCCTAAAACATCAAATGCTGCGACAGCGTCAACACATACGTCCTCGCTATTACATGCCTTACATATATACTTAACGGCCATATCAAATGTCCTCCTGTTCAACGATATACTTATCTATAAAAGCAAATCCCGCTTCATTACCTTCCTCGTCACTGGACAGGATAATGTCTAAATGATTGCCGTCTGCATCTTGTAGCGAAAACACAGGGAATGTCGCACCATCCCACTCATCTTCTTCAAAGCGGAACGCTGTAATCTTGTAGCCAATTAGTTGGCTGTAGTAGTTGTGCATATTCATCTGTTTTAAACCTCAAAGTATTTGCGTAGGTAGGAGTGGCATGTGCCATGATTATGTTGCTGGTAGTGTTCAGATGCAAGTTCTAGCATAGTCTCACGATGTGTAAGCACATCAATGGATACACTTTCATCCTGTGCGTCTTCGGTCACCATACTTGAGCAATCATCTAGGATACTACTCAGGGCGGCACGGCTCACGTTCTGCGCTGGGCCTTCGAGTGCTGTGCGGATAAAGTCATCTTGGATTTGTGCGTATGTCATATGTATCACCGTATTAGTTAAAGATTAAAGGAAGGAACAACATGCCGTAGCCAATGCCGAACAGGCAAGCCACGCCTAGGATGTCCTGCGCCCACCACATGATGCGCTGGTTGCGGTCTTTGCGTATCTCTCTGCGTGTCATAGGTCTGCCCCTTCTTCTCTCATTAGTTCTAGCACCTCTAGTGCCGTCATAAGTTCATCCATGTTGCCGTTCATAGCCTCTTGAATAGCACAGTGAACAAACTCCAATCCGTTCTTTACTATTTCTTTCTTTTGTTCGTCTGTCATAAGTCTTCACCTTCTTCTTCGCCAACATTCATTAGCATCCAGTCACAAGCGTATTCCATTGCGTCATGCCTATTGTCAAAGCCGTAGCAAGTGAAGCACTCAATATCTACCCACTGCCCCCCTACAGGTATTTGAATGTTAAAGGTAGCTGACCCATTCCATTCAATACGGTAATGGTTGCCGTCGATGTGTTCAATTTCAAGGTATTCCATGTGTCTTATTTCCCTTCTTCTTCGCATATATTCACTAGCATCCTGTCACAGGTAGCGTTCATTGCTTCGTAATAGTCTTGCATTTCAGAGTTTGACCAATTGTCTGGCGGTGTCGGCACAGGCTCTTGCGCCTCGTCCATCAGCACACTTTTAACGTCTGACTTGTTACGACCAGACAAGGCACAAACCTCATGCAGCGTGGCGTTCCAGTGTGTGTCGAAATAGTCCCGCACCATGTCATCTGTCCATTTAGCAAACATCTGTTTTCTTCCCTCTGTTAAACTCTGCATTGATCTTGCGCATCTTGGTTCTGTCATCAAGGGGAATGTATACCCCGTAAATGTTAAGCACCTTGCGACGATCCCGCTTTACTGGGGCTGTGTCAATAAGCGTCTTGCCCTCATTTGACAGCAGCAGCACATGGTCTCTGACGTGTGCCACGTATGCCATGCAAGCGTCAGCACTTTTGTTGTGTTCTTGCAGGTTCTTGCGGATGCTGCCCAGCGTAGTGTAGGGCGTCGCCTTCACGGCTGTCTTTACTGACCGCAGAGAATACATAGAGCGGATGGCACGTCGAAGATCTTCCAATGTGTGAAGGTATCGGGTCACATCACCCACGCCCAGCGCATTAGCTACAGCCAAGGCACAGGCGTTCTTGTTGGGGTTCTTTGGGTTGTTGCTGTGGTCTCGCATTACTTGGCGGCTCATGTCTCTAATCCCTATCTGCGGTGTGGTCAAAGTGGCAATCTTCTACTGAAAAAGGTGTTACGTCATAAGCCAAGGCTATGCCAGCAAGCTTAGCTTGATCTCGCCCTACTGCCTGCCATGCGCAATAGGCTTCCCATATGCGGTTTTCGTATGTCATGCGTCTAATCCCTTCATAGGCTTATATTTCTGCGTCACACAAAAGCTTAGGCATAGCTTGCCGATCTTGATGAAGCGGATGCCGCCAACCTTTTGTGTTGATACGTTAAAGAATTGCATTCGATTACCCTCACCGATTGTTAAGAGTTGAAGTATACCTGCGCACAAAAGAGAGTGAAGCAGATGAGCGCACCGATACCAATCTGAATGGCCTCAATTGTATCTTGGTGGCGAAGCTGACGTTGGCGGGCTTTCTGGCGTTGGGTCATCTATCTTATCCTTTGTGTGATACATCCCCGGAGCCGAGATACAATCCTGGCGTTGGGATCTTAGGGTTTTGTTTTGCACCTTAATGATACAGCCCCGTAGGGCTGCACTGTTAAAGCTTAGACTTAATTTCATCCATTGCCCTTTGAAGGCATTCGATAGCACGCAAAGGCATTTCCAAGTGGCACGATATCAAGGCGGTCAATATCTGATCCGCCACAGGGTCGGTCATTCTGTCGCAATTGTCATTCCATGCCATAGAGTTGCGCAGCGCTTGCAGGGTCTCTAATTCTACACTTTCCATTGGGTTAGTCCTTTGTTGTGTTGTTGCCTTAATGATGCAGCCCCGCAAGGCTGCACTGTTAAAGCTTAGACGGTCACGGCTGCGACACATTCCACATGGTATCGGGAAACTACATCGCCAGTATCCAAGGCTTTGTTGGCACGATTGCCCGCCACATGTTCGCACCATGTATCCCACCAGTATTGGGTGCCTTCCAGCTGACACATCTCCACGTATGCCGTAACTTTCTTGCGCTTACTTGCGGCGGTCATCTTGGCGGGTGGTGTTTGCACTGCACTAGGCTTGATGCCTAGGCGCTTGATGTTATGGCTATCAATACATGCCACGTTGAAGCCAAACATTTGGGCCACGAAAGCCGCTTTCACCATGCCTAGGTTCGGGATGTCGATAAACAACAGGATCGCCGCAACACAAGCCTCGACACTATCTGTGCCTAGGGTGTCTTTGATATGGTTAACCTTGCCCCACAAGAAAGCGTCATGTGTTGTGACGTAGTCGTATCCGTCACCCTTCTTGCCCCACATAAACCGACTAGCTGCGCCAAGCTTGTTGGTGTCTTGGACTTGTGCAAGGCAGGTTGAAAGCCCCGCCTGAATTGTTGCCAAGGTAAAAACTACAACAGGCTTTACCGATTGCTTGGCTTCACAGATTGCCATGATGGCTTGAACGTCACGAGTATACATTTGTCAGTCTCCAGATTGAATTAAAACATTGATACGGCCAGTCTTACCTACGGGAACAATGCTGCA